CAGATGGCAACATACCTGCGCTGGGGCTAAACTCTATAGGCTCTGTTGGTACAGTATCTATTGTAGCTGAATCAGTTCTGCCGATTACAGGCGTTGTAGGCAGCACAGCCATAGGTACAGCTACCACAAGATTTGGGCGTGTTGTTAATCTCACAGGTACATCTTCTACTGGAAGTGTTGGTAGTGTAACTGTTAACGAATCTTCTTCTCTACCCGCAACAGGAGTTGCTGCAACAGGTCAGCTAGGCACTATAACTCTTACGTACAGCAATGCTGATGTTAATGGTGTAGTGGGACAGGGGTATATAGGAACTGCTATAGCGTCCGCAGATAGCAATATACCTGTTACAGGATTGTCTAGCACTGGAGCTTTGGGTGCCAGCACGACTACTAGCGACGTTACACAACCCGCAACAGGTGTAGTAGGTACTCTAGGTCTGGGCGTTGTGTCTGTAGAAGAAGGCGCTAGCGTAACTGTATCAGGAGTACAGGCTGCAGGGCAGTCTGGCGGAGTGCTTGTATGGAGTAAAATAGTGCCCGTACACAATTCAAATTGGGCAGGTATAAGCCCTACATCTTCGGAAAGTTGGGCACCTGTGAACACCAACTCTACGGTAACTTGGAAAAAGATTGCGTCTTAGCTACAAGCGCGGTATAAATCCAACAATCAATCTAGTTTAGGAAACTTACATGGCTAGTGTTTATTCAAACGATCTTCGTTTAGAAGAGATAGGTACTGGCGAGCAGTCGGGTACGTGGGGTACTACCACCAACACAAATTTAGAACTTATTGCTGAGTCCTTTAGTTTTGGCACTGAAGCAATAACTACTAACGCAGATACCCATACAACCACGCTTACCGATGGAGCCTCTGCTCAAGGTAGGTCCATGTACCTTAAATATACAGGCACACTAGACTCCGCTTGTACTATTACTATTGGACCCACCTCAGTAAGTAAGATGTGGTTTATAGAAAATGCTACAACTGGAAGTCAAAACATTATCATCAAACAAGGGTCAGGGGCGACAATAACTATCCCTAGTGGTCAAGTTAAGGCAGTGTTTTCCGATGGTACAGGGGCAGGGGCAGCAATGACAGATGCGTTTACGGGTCTAAGTGTCCCTAGTTTGTTTATAGCAGGCCAAGCTCCAGCGAGCATTGGTGATGTTTTGGCATTAAGCATAGCGTTAGGATAGAATATGGCTAATACATTTAAGAGTTACTTGGCAAGCGCCACAGGCACCAGCCCTGTTACTGTCCGTACAGTAGCTGCAAACACACAGACCGTTGCGGTTGGCATTAATTTGGCAAACATTCTAACCACACAGATTACGGCAAGTGCTTATGTAAGCAGGGGTGGTACAGACTTTTATATTATTAAAAATGCTCCCATTCCCGCGCAGGGCGCTCTGTCTGTGTTGGACGGCAAGATCATCTTAGAAGCCGCAGATGCGGTTAAGGTTGTAGCTAACACAGCAAGTGGCTTAGACACTATGCTGTCGGTACTGGAGATTACCTAATGGCTGGATATATTGGCTCTAAATCTTCAGGAATAATATCAGGCATTGATGCTTCTATCGCTGAGTTAAACCTTAACGATAAGGCTTCAGCCAACGGCACTACAGAGGCCAATAAAGTCCTTACAGCAGATGCCAATAAAGATGTTACCGCGATTCGCAACCTGACTGCTACAGGTGATGTGGCGGCTGGCGGTGCTATAACAGCTACAGGCACCGTTACACGCGCCCTGACGCGAGGTTCTATTGATGTTGGTAATAGCTCTGGTGTGTCATCTGCTTTAGCAAAAGGTGCTGCAGGAACAGTCCTAACATCTGATGGTACTGACTTGTCTTTTGTGGAGGCATCAGCAGGAGGCGAAGCGACATTTACAGCGACAGGTGCGATTACAGCGGGAAACCCTGTTGGGTTTAATGCAAACGGCACTATTTCTGCTATGCAACAAATATCTGGGAGTGCTGCCGCACTTGGTAGTGGCGCGTCTAGTACGGGTGGAGGCCGTCAGCCTATGGCTTACGATACTGCTGCTGATAAATATTTACATGTTTTTTCTGGCACAAATGACAACCTATTTGCGCGCGTTGGTACAATAAGCAACTTGGGTATTACGTTTGGAACGGCGGTTGACTCAGGAACAACTTTAAGTGCATTTGCGAGAACTCGTGGAGAACTTCATCTAGTATATGATGATAATGCTGGCAAATTTGTAGTATCATACTGCAAATCTGATGATAAAGGTTACGCTCGTACTATAACCATTAGTGGAACTACCCCCAGTTTCGGCACGGAAATTAATGTCCGCAATAGTACTACATATCACACTGAAGTGGGTTATGACTCAAACGCAAATAAAGTTTTGTTTTTAAACACAGGAAACCAAGACTCTCTTAGGGGGCGGGTTGGTACAATAAGCGGAACTGACATTTCGCTTGGTACAGAAGTCGATTTTGGCGGCTCTGCAATGTATCCAGTGCCGGGGTCTTTGACATTTGATTCTAACGTAAACAAGTTTGTATTTGTATATGGTACAAGTAGTGCTGCGCGTCCATACAATGCGCGTACAATGACCATCAGCGGTACAAGCGTGTCCGCAGGATCAGAGGTCACTTTAGCATCAAGCGGGGAGAGCAATTTAGTACCTTATGTTATATTTGATCCATCCATCAACAAAGCAGTCGCTTTATTTATGGAAAACGGACCCAAATTTAGACTACTAACAATAAGCGGAACTAGCCTTACTCAAGGCACAACAACTGCTATTCCTTTTACCACTACTCCTGTATCAGGCATTAATGGTGAAATATTTAGTTCCTGTGTAGACCCAGACACTGCTGGAATTGTGATATGCTATTCTACAGGAACTGCGGAAACGAGAATTACACCAGCTAAATTTAGTGGTGTTAATATGACGCTCAGTTCAGAAATTGTTGTTAGCCTGACTAAAAAACAAAATGGCATAATATATGACCCTGACGAAGATGCCTGTATTGTGTCTACACTAGACGAAGCTCACGTTGTTAAACCAATTACTAGGGCAGCATATGTCGGCGTAGCTTCGGAAAGCATTTCCAATGGTGCAACGGGTAAAGTTACAATTATTGGGGGAATTAATGCTAACCAGAGCGGTTTGTCTGCTGGGAGCCAATATGGAATACCAGAAACTTCGACATCGTTAGTTGCAACGGATACTAATCCAATTGGCATAGCTATTAGTTCAACCGAAATATACCTCCGCGCTGTCTCATTGTAGGATAAATGTTATGATGAACGAAATGATGACTGATCTGCCCTTTGACGGAAAGACCGCCGAAGCAGCACGGCGGTATCGTAATGAACTGCTTTCGCGTTGTGATGATAAGGTTTGGCCTGACCATGTGCCTGACGCTTGGAAAACATACCGACAGGCACTGCGGGACTTGCCCACACAGGCAGGTTTCCCCACAAATATAACTTGGCCCACAAAGCCTGAGTAGGAGTAAAATATGTCAGGATACATAGGCACACAGCCAGTACCACAGGCCACGCAGAAGCGTCAGGCTTTTACTGCTACGGCAGGGCAGACTACCTTTGCTACAAGCGGGTACAGCGTAGGTTTTGTCGATGTATATATGAACGGCGTAAAATTAGCTGCTGCCGATTACACCGCGACCAACGGCTCTGACGTTGTGCTGGCTACCGCTGCTTTGGCTAATGACATTATAGAGATTGTAGCGTTTACATCCTTTGTAGCTAGTGGTGGGTTAGCCGCTGCAAACAATCTGTCGGACGTAGCAAGCGCATCTACATCAAGAACAAACTTAGGTATAACTTTACCAAATCTTGGAGTTACTAGCACGGCGGCTGAACTAAACACGTTAGACGCAGTGCCTCGCGGTTCTATTATTTACGGTAACAGCAGTGCAGCTACAGCAAGACTAAGCAAGGGCGCAACGGGTACAGTACTGACCGCTGGTGCTGATGACATTAGCTGGGTAGCGGCAAGCGGTGGCGGTGAGCAGACATTCACTGCAAGCGGCAGCATTAGTGCTGGGGCTTTAGTCGGTATAAACTCTAATGGTACTATTTCAACAATGGGCGCAACGGCTGGCACTCCAGTTCAATTCCATCCAAATAATGTGGATAGCTCCAGAGGTACTTACAAAGCGATAGTTTATGATACTGCAAACAACAAAGTTATTCAGTTTTATCGCGATACAGCTAATAACTATTATTTAACGTGTGTGGTGGGGACGATTTCAGGACAAAGCATTTCGTATGGCACTCCTGTAGCTTACAGCGCAAATGCCCATAGATTGAGGGCAACTTACGACACAAATTCTTCAAGAGCGGTTTGTATTTTTAGAAATGAGTCTGATACGAATGACGGCTATGCTGTGGTTGTTTCTGTTAGCGGAACAACGCCTACATTTGGAACTGCTGTTGAATTTAGCAATGCTAACATGGATGCAGGGGATTGTTGCTTTGATAGCAATTCTAACAAAGTAGTTATAGCGTACAAAAATGGCTCTACAGCGCAAGGGAAAAGCATAGTTGGAACTGTAAGCGGAACGTCAATATCATTTGGCTCTGAAGCTACATTCACAACAAATAACCCATATGACGGTTATATTACTTGTGCGTTTGATAGCAATTTAAACAAAGTTGTCATTGCATATACAGACTATAGTAACTCCAGCTATGGAACTGCCATTGTTGGGACGGTTTCGGGAACGTCGATTAGTTTTGGTTCAGCAGTAGTTTATAGCGCGTTCAACGCTACTTATTATAGTGAACTAGCGTTTGATAGTAACGCAAACAAATTTTTACTTGTTTACGCCGCTGAAAGTCAATTAAAATGTAGAGTTGGTACAGTCAGCGGAACTTCAATTAGTTTTGGCACAGAACAATTCTTAACTTTAGTCGGCGGAGATTACGTTAATACCCTTGTGTTTGATAGCGCCACTAACGAAATGATTATATTTTTTGAGGCTGTAACTACAAATCAAGCGTCTGCAATTAAAGGCAAACTGTCTGGAACATCGTTCTTTGCGGGTTCATCAATCGTTGTTGCTGCAGTCAATGTGACGATTGCAGGAAGTGCGTATGATGAAGATACCGACCAGTGTATTCTTAGTTATCAAGATGATAGCGGTTATAATGGTAGAAATGTGGTTTTTAACTCTGCAAATCCATCGTGGGTGGGCGTAGCCGCTGAATCAATTTCAAATGGCGTATCAGGAAAGGTAACGGTAATCGGTGGCATAAACACTAATCAATCAGGACTTGTTACTGGCGCAGTTTATGGATTACCGACAACTGCCACAGCGATTACGGCGGGTGCTTCTAACGCTATTGGCGTTGCGCTATCATCGTCAAATTTATACATCAACACAGGGAAGTTATAATGAAAACTTTGGTGAAAGACGGACTTTCTGTTTATCTTTTTTCAGATGATAAAGTTGTAAACACAACCGCTAATCATACGGAAATAGGATCACCCGTCGAACTTATAGCTGGTGACTGCAACACTTCTAATAGCACAATGCACACAGGCGTCACTGCTCCTGATAACTGGATGGGTACTAGATATTTGTATGACGGTACAACATGGTCAGCCAACCCTAAATGGGTTGACCACACCACAAAAAAATCGGAGTAAGATATGACCAAAGCTAGAGACCTTGCAGGATTCGCGTCATCCTCTGTAACAACCACAGCCTCTGATGGCTTGGTTCTCAAGGGCGATGGTAGCAGCACAGACGTTGTAATCAAGAACGGCGCTAACGCTACAGTGGCTACGGTGGCTGACGGGACTACTACGCTGGCTGCAACTGCTAACCTAACGGCTGGCGGTAGTATAGCTGCAACTGCTAACCTAACGGCTGGTGGTTCTATAACAGCTACAGGTGCGTCAGTAGGCGCTCTAGCGCAGGGCGCTATACAGGTAGGTAATTCATCAGGTGTAGCGGCTCCGCTGACCATAGGCTCTAACGCACAATTGCTTCAGTCTAATGGCACAACAGCGGCGTGGGCTACTATAAGCACAGGTGCAACAGAGGTTGTTTTTCCTTCAGACTGGGCATCACCGACAAACACTTATTCAACCAGTGGAACATGGTCAAAAGGAAGTCTAGCAGACAATGACTATGTTTGGGTGTATTTACTTGGCGGTGGGGGTGGGGGTGGCACTGCGCTTTCTAGTAATAGCTATCGGTCAGCAGGTGGGGGTGGAGGGCCTGCATTCCTAATTTACGCCAAAGCAAGTATTCTCGATGGAGCATCCTATGTTATAGGCGCGGGGGCTGCTGGCACTAGTACCACCCACAATGCAACCGTGGGTTCTGCTACAACTTTTACGATTACAGAATCTAATGGTGGAACAGTCTTTAGCACAGCTAATTCTAGTACCTCTTTGGGTGCAAATATAGGGCTACCCACAGGCGGCGCAAAAGATACAATAAGTTTAACAGGTTTAAACGATTATGTTTTGAATGCATTGACAACAGACTCTATTAATTTCACGGATACCGTGCCTACAGGTGCATATGCTTATCCTTTTCTTAGCTTAGGTTCACAAATTAGCACAGTGCCAGCCGATTTTGCGACACATCATATATTTGCTGCTGGCGGTGGAGGTGGTAAGTCCAATCAATCTTCTTCAGGTATAGCTGGAAACAGCAGCCAATTTGCAGGTGATGGTGGTGATGGTTCATCAACAGCTTCAGCAACACAAGGCACATATCCCGGCGGTGGCGGTGGCGGCACTATGCAGAGTCTTGTAGGTGGCGGTGATGGTGCAAACGGTAATATGAGGGTTTATCATGTCTAAAATTTGGTACGACAAAGCGACAGGTAACGGCGCAGTATTTGACGATGCTGAAGATATGTCAAACTGGCCTGACTTTCAAGCTGACTCAGTAGCTGCAAGTGCAACGCAAGTACGAGCGCAACGTAACGCACTCTTAGCATCGTCTGACAGTATGGCACTAGCTGACCGTATTACTGATGCGTGGAGAACTTACAGACAACTTTTGCGTGATGTGCCAGCGCAATCTGGGTTTCCCACAAATGTTACTTGGCCCGTTGAGCCTAGCTAATGGCAGATATAGATGAGCGTGTTTCCGCGCTAGAAAAGGATGTTGTGGCTTTGCAAACAGAGGTAAGAATCCAATTTAAGGAAGTCTTTACTAGGATCAAGCGACTTGAGGCTGTGCTTATAGCTACATCTGGTGCAACAATCATTATGCTGTTAACAATTCTTAGTCGTATGGGGTAAGCATGTGGTACACGTTTTTGTTCTTATACTATATATAGGCATAGGATCAGAACGTGCGGCAATAAGTACTGATTTATACTTTAAAAGATTAGATATATGTAATTGGTACGCTGAACACTTAGTTAGGCGCTTCGGATACCCCGAAACAAGAGATTACGGTACAGCTTACTGTGTACCTAAATCAGTCAACCCTAACGAGGTAACAGTATATGATTGACCCTGTTACAGCTTTTGCAGCAGCTAACGCAGCGTTTAAAGGCGTAAAAATGTTAGTCGGCGCTGGTCGTGAGATGCAGGATGTTAGCAAGCAGCTTGGACAATGGTATTGCGCCGTTGCGGATATAAGCAGGGCAGAAACCCAACGTAAAAACCCAACGTGGTTAGATAAGAAAACGCATGGAACCGATAACATAGAGCAAGAAGCTATGGATATTGTGATCCGCAAAAAGACCTTAATTGAAAAAGAGAAAGAAATTAAGTTCATGCTGGACTATAGGTTTGGCTTGGGGACTTACGACGAGATGCTGGGTATGCGCCGTAAGATACGTGCTGAACGAGAAGAAACTGTATATAAGGCTATGGAAGCCAAACGCCAGATACAGAATAACATGGCTATAGGTGGGTTAAGTCTGGGTATATTGTGTATGCTAGGTGGTGGTATGTATTTAATAATGTTGGCTACACAGTGATAAATGCGTTAATACTATCAGTAACGCTTGCAGGAGTCGCTAACCCGACCCATGTGCAGTGTCATTTATGGAAACGGCTTACAGCCGAAAACGGTCAAAAGGTGTGTGTTTACAGGTTTACAGCGGGGTATGGAGGTTTGGGTTATCATTACCCTACAAAAAGTTTTTCCGAGTGCCCTAAAGTGTTTAGTTGTCTTTACGAGAAGAAAGACAAACGGCCTAGTTTGTCAGAGATATTGGATGGCCTGAAAGGAGGTTTCTAATGCAGATAGCTTTTAAGAAGATACTAGAATACAAGCTGCTACCGCGTTTTATGATGTTTACTATGACGGTGGTGTATGTACGGTGCATAGAATGGGCGTTAACACAGCCTGATTTATCTACGCAGCAAGCGTCTTTAATTTCTGTTGTTACGGGAGCCATGACGGGAGCATTCGCCGTCTGGTTGAGCCACGAAAAATGATGGCATTATTGGGAAGTTTGCTAGGTTTTGGGAGTTCTTTTCTCCCCGAGGTTCTTAGCTATTTTAAAGCTAATCAAGCGCAGAAGCATCGTATGGAAATGATGCAGCTAGAGAC